CTTCTCTTGTCCAAGTAAACATTATTCCTCGGCTGATATCTATAGGGCTTCTTAAATCCCACTCGTCATCTCGCTGAGGGTTGTATTTCAGGATACTTATGCTTTCGCAGGTAGGGCAAGCGAGAAGTTGTCCGGCAAGTTGTTCCCTATGCTCCTTGAAAGCTTCCATTTTCTTCTTCTCATAAGGTTTTGACGGAGAGAAGTAGGTGTATATAGCTGAATCGGAGTAAGTGGTTTTTATCTCAATTATTTCCTTAGGATTACCGTTCTCGTCTGGAATATCGGTATCAGGTGTTGCTCCGAATTTTGCCCAAGGTACGGTGATAAACGGCTTTTCATCAAAGTCTGTTTCATAGTAGCGTATTCCGGCGTAGAAATTCTCTCTTAGCCATTCTACCGCATACTGTTCATTTTCTCTACCGAATCTCAATGCTGGGGCATCTCTGTACGCCGACGGTTCGTTGAGATATCTCTCCATTTCAACTTTATACAGGTATGAAATTGCAGTTTGTCCCCACTCTTTGCCCTTTCCTTTACTCATAAGGTCTGCTAAGTGGGATGCAGATATGTACCCTATGCGTTTTTGAATCCATTTATCCATTTCAGTTTGCCATTAATATTGCTATATCTAATACATTAAGCTCTTCTTCGTTTTGGGCTATGCATACTTCCGAGATGAGCACTCCCTGAGAATGCTCAAACTCGTAAGTAAGTTCTCTTAGTCCTTTTGTGTACTCCTCTACGGTCATGCCTGTGCCTCCTTGATTAGTTGAGTCTCCATTTCTTGCGAAATCTCGTATTTCTCCTTGATTTTAGCGAGGCTGTTACCTGACTTGATGAAGTTTACAGCTTGGTCCCAGACAAGCTTATTTTCTTTCGTAAGGGCTTGTTTTGACGGCTTCTTTGCAGGTGTACGAGAGATACGGAGTCCCCATGTTTCGCCGCCGTCCTGAATATCTCTACACTTTTCTCGTGTTAGGCGCACTGGTACGTCTTTTAGCAAGTTAATGTATCCGTCGCAGTCCGGGTATAGTTTTGCGAGTCTTTTTCGGTTTGTAGAGTTTAGGACCATCGGTAGTTTAGTGTAAGGATTCTTAGCAAAGGTTGCAATCCAAACATTTTGTTCTGTTCTACCGTTAATCTTTGTTTCAGCAACATAGTCTATCTTCTCAATCACGATATACTCTATGTCTTTACCTCCGGGTAGACACTCGCATCCGCAATGTGTCAAGTTGCCTCCGATTCTATAATGTATTCCTTTCTCTTCCATTATTCCCAATCTTTTTTAATGTAAAACTTAGTGATACTCCTTTTTAGCTGTATGTACTTTCCTTCCAATAGCAGTCTCATTACTACTGGCGCTGTTTTTTTTATATACCCTTCAAGTGTTTGCTGGGTGAAAAACTGATTGTTGGTTATTTTCTCCAGCATCTGTGACGCCATGTCATGAGCAGAAGTATGGATTGCTATTGTCCTTTTACCAATCGGTATCTTTATGTAACCGCTCCAGCTGAACCCCTTGGATGGGGTAAATACGAGTAACCCTTCCTCCTCGTATTTTAGAATCTGTTCGTAAAATTCCCTATTGCTCATTTGCTTCGTGTAATGCTCGTTCTTCTTCAAGTATCTTGTCGTCTTCTTCCTTGCTGGCCTCTGGTGCTTGCTCTGTGCTTTCTACGAAGGCTTTCAGCATATCTTGATAGTATTTCAAGAATTTTTGGTCTGCCACTATCAATCTTGTATAGAACAATAGGAAAGTAAGGTTTATGACGGCTTGGTTGTCTTTTTGCTCAAGTAAGTACATTATCTGTGCATACTCTTTCGTTTGAGAACCAAATTGCACTTTCCACTGTTTGTCGGCGGTTTCAATATCCACCAGTTTTTTGTTAACCCTCAGATTGAAGGTATTGCCAATTTTTAAGCTTACTGTTTTCATAAAATATTGAATTAGAATTAACTTTGAATCTTACCATGTCACCCCATTTTTTGAATATTGGGTCCTCTTTGCGTTTCTCGGTTCCGATAGTGTCAAAAAAGTACCTACATTCTTTCATTGTCCAACTGTCCATATCATATAGATAAGACAGTAGGTTAAGTTCTTTTTCAGTGGGTTCTCTATTGCCCATTTCTATCTGTTCATAATCATTGATTTGCAGGAATTGGTTCATCTTTAAGACTGGTATCATTGCTAATGTCCTCAGTCTTCTGAACAGTTCATATCTGCGTGGGTTGATATAACTATGGCAGAGAAAACATTTATTTTGGGATACTACCCAGCCCTGAATTATTCTCTCGCATCCAAATACTCCGTCTATGGCATTTTGGTGTCCGCACCAATATGGTTGCTTGAAGTTTTGCTTTAGGTAAGCTACTGTTTGCTTCTCTAAATCAAGGCGTTCGTCTGGTGTCAGATGATGGTAATATCTGCGAGTGTCAACTGTGGTATTTAGTCTTTGATGCAGCTCTATTGCTACCTCATCTAGCTCGAGAACTTTGCGGAACCACCTTCGGGCTCTGCCCGCCTGTTCTCTGCGTTGGATATAAGCTCTTGATTCTTCGGTAAGAGGTTCCCACATGTATGATTCCTCAGTGTCGCATTCTAACCCTGTGGTAGCATCGAAACTTTTACCGTTAGCCAAATACGCAATTCCATCGCGTATCTCTTTTATGTGAGAGACCAGATACTTTATTCTTGTGCGACCGATTGACCTTCTATAGAACTCTTGTCCGACTATCATATATCTAAATTTTCTGCAAAGTTAAATAAAGGTTTTGTAAAAACAAAGAGAGACACGACTTTTTTTCGTGTCTCTCTGAAAGGAAGCGGAGAATTTAAAAAGGACTTTGTTCGCCGCGAATATAGTGATTTATTCCTGATTAGCAAAATTGGTTGTAGCTGCCTGTGCTGCTGAGCGTTCCATCTCTCGCTGCTGTTTCTCCTCAGCCTCTCTCTTGAGCCTCATATACTCTTGAGGGTTGGCTGAATCAGACTCCTCAGTAGCAGTCTCGACCGAAATGAAGCCGGCAGTGACACCTTGTTGAAGGATAGTTGACTGCTCAAGTTTATTGACAGGAATGTAAGGGTCTGGCATATAGCTTAGTTTTACTTTTGAGTATGCTATTATATCACCTTCTATCAAGCCTACGAGCTTTTTAATAACGCTGAGTATCTTTATTAGGCAAGGGTGGAACCTCGCAAAGAATATCTTTGACCACTGAATCTCTGGCCAATATAGGTTTGCGATGTATGCTCCGGAATCATTCTGGCCTTTTAGCTCTTCTGGTTTGATAAATACCGACTTAGAGCCGTCACAAATGGCGTTGTATACCTTTTTGAATCCTATATCAAGAGTATTTGATGCGTCTGCTGGTTCAAGAATCTTGGCATCTCCATCAGTAGTTTTACTGCCTATTACTTTGCCTCCAAAATTAGCGTTCGGTAGCGATACAGCACCTCCTGATAGGAATAGGATTTGGTATGCGTAGTATTTGATATTCTCTCCGCAGTCGGACAGTAGGTCCTCAAATTTCTCTATCGCTTTTTGAACCGGGCCTGATGGAATATCATTTTCTCTATGGTAACAGAATGGACTCTCATCTAACCCATGCGGAATTGAGGATATGTGGTAATACCCATCGTCTGTAATATCACCTTTAGCGTCTGGGAAATACTCTCTCATCTTGGTTTCGTCCGGGAAGTGGATATAGAGCTCTATGACCTCGTTTCTGTAAAACTCTACAGCATCATACCCTTCGTAATCAAAGTATCTGACGCCCATCTTCTCTTGAGGCATTTCCCTATCCCTTACCAACGTACAGTTATCACCATTTTCGTAAGAGAAGCATTTCCATTGGATATTATCACCATCCCTGTAAAAATATAATGCTCCGTCAGCCGTTCCGAATAGAGAATAGTACATACTCAATAGGGCAGATTGTAAATTCATGGTATTGATATGAGATTTAATCTTACTAACCCTCTCTGCGTCAGCATCTCCACTTTCGTTTCCAATCCATAGAGGGTTACCGCCACAAGTAGCTGTCTTATTTCCTCGGATGGCCTCTTGCCAAGATACTGCTATACGGGTGACGTCCTCGTATCCGTCAAGAACATTCTTGCCTTGCTGGGAGTCGTATTTGTACTTAGGGCGCATTGAACGATAGTTACAATCGTATACAATATGCGTTCCCTCACTGATTTCGTTCAGGAATTTATCCTGAGTGAAAGTAATATACTGACCCGATGGCTTGCTCATTGGAGCCATTCCGCCGATACCAGTCACTGAAGATATGGTGGATTTCGCTCCCATCTCTCTTCTGGACCACTGTTTTTTAATTAAATAATCACTGACTTTCATAACTTAATATATTAAAAATTACCATTCATTGAACGCTTCGTAGTAGTCCGCCTCCGAGAACTCAGGCTCCTCTTCTTTCTTTGCTCTTCCATCTATAAAAAACCTCGCAATCAGCCAAAGGGAGTCCATGGCATCCGGAGAATATCCGTAACGGGTTTTGAACTCAGCTTTCGTTCTTGCTTTGGTCTTATTGTTAAGTTTTTCCCAAATGAATAGGTTTCGTTCTTCCATAAGTATATTTATGAATGGCGTATCCACCTTCTTCCTCGTGTGCGGGAAAAGCGTCTGAGGGCCTATCTCGCAGGAGATATCTCCAATCCTCAGCATAGCCTCAAACTTAGCCATCAGTTGCGACCTTATGTCATAATACTCCTTATGTGTTTCAGTAGCGTTACCGAAGCTGTCAATTTCCTGCACCGGACGCATATTGTTTGTTACTGCATATCCGTCTCTGAATCGTTTCAAGAAGAATCCCATGCCGCCGGAGTCGTATGCGAAATTCTTTATGGATACACCCCATTTTGCCAGACAGTGCGATACCCATTGTTCTATCTCAACCGGGTCGCTGGATACAATATCCTCTCGTCCAATTAGCGTCGTACCCCTCCATATCCACATGATTGTCAAGTCTCCTCCTCCTGAGACGTCCAAGGTTGCATATCTTGTAGCGTTGAAGTCGCATACCGGAGCTTTGAAGATGTTTTCAATCACTTGCGCTGTGACCTTAGTGTTGCCTGAGTCTGTCGGACCAAAATATCCCAAGTGCATTTTGGCTCCCTCGGTTTTACCTACTGCAGCAAGGTTGGCAATACTCTCTCCTTTGGTTATGTTTACAAGGATTTTGTTGTCTGCGGGAGATGCGAATAGGCAAGTGAATGACTTAACCATATCTTCAGGGGTCATACCTAAAGCCGCTTCCTCGTCTGATACAGTAACACATGCCCTTTCTACGACCTCCTTCCTTGTCTTTCCAAATACAACCCCATCCACATCATCTCCTGTGGAAAAGAAGTATACAGTTTTACCACTCATTGTTTTATTAAACCACCAGTCTTCGGTAAGATACCCGGCTCTTTTAAGGAATGCTGTGGTCCAGTGTTCATGCTCT